GCAGGCGGGCGGCTCGACGCTGATCTGGTTTGGACTGACATGGAGTTTGGAACTGTACCAGCAGACCAACGCCCGCCTCTGGCGACAGGGACAAAAGGACACGGTGGTGATCACCCACATTCTCACCTGTGACGCCATCGACGAACGCATTCTTGCGGCTCTGAAAAAGAAAGACAAAACACAGTCCGCGCTGATCGAGGCGGTCAAAGCGGATATGACAAGAGAGGTCAAACCGTGCCAATCCGAGAGAACAAAATCATCGGAGGTACGAAATGAAAGGATCCATCAACCCGTATGAGGAACTGGCGAACGCCATCATTGCGCAAGCGGTTCAGGACTACCGCGCAGAGCTGCGTTTTCTCAAGCGTCACCCGCACACGCCCGACCTTGACACGGAAGAAGCCGAAAGCGATGAACAGAGGCGCAGGCTGAAAGCGCGTATTGAAAAGCACGAGTGCGAACAGAGCCGCATCGAGGTCTTCTTCCGCTCCGAGTGGTTCATGCTTCTGACCGACCTTGACGGGGATGTGCTTATGCGGCGCGTTCGTGAAATGGAGGCGGTGTAGCATGACGGCATTGGAGTTTTTGAGCCAGGCCTATCGCATCGACCTTAGGATCGACAGCAAGCTGGCGCAGATTGAATCCCTGAACGAGCTTGCCGAGAAGTGTACGTTAAGGCTGACCGGTATGCCAAGATCGGCGAGCAACGGAACCTCGCAGATGGCCGAGGCCGTCGCAAAGATCGTGGACCTGCAAGAGGAGATCAACAGCGACGTGGTCGATCTGGTAGAGACCAAGCGCGGGATTGTGAACGCGATCAAGTCGGTGAAGAACGAGGAGTATCAGACGCTGCTGGAGCTGCGTTTCCTCTGCGGCTGCACCTGGGAGGAGATCGCCGCCAAGATGGGCTACAGCGTACAGCACACCTTCCGGCTCAGAAACCAAGCGATTTCAAAAGTCGAGAGCCAATGAGAGTTGATGTCATGGGGTATCGTGGTATAATGGTAGTGTGAAAAATTGAACAGGTCCCAAGCCACCAAGGAGAAATCCCGGGTGGCTTTTCTTATACCCGAAAGGAGGAAAAACGGATGCCGTACAAACCCAAGCGTCCATGCAGATACCCCGGCTGCGGCAGACTTGCCGCCGGCGATAGACAGTACTGTGCCGAGCATCAGAAAGCCGCGGACGAAACATACAATCAGTTCGAGCGAAGCCCCGACGTCAACAAGATTTACGGCAGAGCATGGAAACGCATCCGAGACAGATACACCAAGCAGCATCCGCTTTGTGAGCAATGCCTGAAAGAGGGACGGCTGACGCCTGTGGATGAGGTACACCACATCCTGCCCGTGTCACGCGGCGGCAAAAGCACGCCCGACAACCTTATGAGCCTGTGCCGCTCCTGCCACAACAGGATTCATATTGAGATGGGCGACCGATGATCGCACGAGTGACCGGGAGGGGTGGTCTGAATCTCTAAAACAAAATCACTCGGACAACGGCCTGGGCTCTCGTGTGTTCGTGCGCGAGTCCAAACAGGGTATATGGAAGGTGGTGATTTTATGGCAATAGACGGTACAAATCGTGGCGGAGCTCGACCGGGCTCAGGTCCGAAAAAGAAAGCGCTGGCAGATAAAATCGCTGCCGGTAACCCGGGCAAACGCCAACTGACGGTTATGGAATTTAAGAATGCTGCTGACTTAGAAGGTCAGGAAATGCCGGAGCCGAACAAAATGCTCTCGGCTGAACAGAAAGACGGTACGACACTGGCAGCAGATGAAATCTATAAAAATACATGGACATGGCTGAATGCCCGTGGCTGCGCGGCGCTCGTTTCCCCGCAGCTTCTGGAACGCTACGCCATGAGCGTGGCAAGATGGATTCAATGCGAAGAAGCCGTGTCGAGCTTCGGCTTTCTGGCACGTCATCCTACTACCGGCAATGCAATTCAAAGCCCATATGTGGCGATGGGTCAAAACTATATGAGCCAGACGAATCGTCTGTGGTATGAGATTTTTCAGATAGTGAAGGACAACTGCACAAGTGAATACAGCGGCGCCAATCCGCAGGATGATGTTATGGAACGGCTGCTCACTGCTCGGAGAGGTGGTCAAAACAGATGAATCAAAGAACACCAATTTCCATCGGGCGCGAGTATGGCTTTCTCACCGTGCTTCGCGAGGCTCCAAAGGATAGCTACGGGCATTTAATGTACGATGTTCGCTGCCGATGCGGTAAAGAGTTTACTGCACAGAAATCGAGCATTCTAAAGGGTACAAGTAAATGCCTCGACTGCTCAAGAAAAATCGACCCACGCAAACGTCGGATTCCTGTTGTCGGTAAGACGATTAACGGCTGGGATGTTATATCCGAAGTCGGAAAGAATAAAGCCGGAGCGCTCCTATTCCGTTGCCGTTGCGTTAATTGTGGCAGTGAAACAATAAAAGCGCGTGCTGCTCTTTATTACGGAAAAGACACTGCTTGCAGAAATTGTCCGCCAGATTATCATTTCTCTGTGAAAGGCACAACCGCGACAGGGCGCTTACCGGATGGTAGTGAGTTTCAAATTGATGCTTCGGATATACCGTTGGTAACTCAACGATATTGGCACAAATCAGTCAGTGGCTATATAATCAACGATACCGAACAACGTCATCATGTCCGGCTTCACAGGTATCTTCTTGGACTGACTGATGATGCGTTTGCCGTCGACCATATCAACCGCGACAAACTCGATTGCCGCAAAGAAAACCTGCGTGTTGTCACAGCACAGCAGAATTCCATGAATCGCAGCGTCCAGAAAAACAACACAAGCGGATATGTTGGAGTGTATTTCATTAATCGTAAGCAAAAATACTGCGCAAAAATAGGTCTCAATAATAAGAACATTTATCTCGGATATACCTTTGACCCAGTCGAAGGTGCTCAGATGTACAATATTGCTTCAGATATTTTGTTTGGCGAGTTCGCAGGGCATCGGAACGACGTGCCACCGCCTGCGTCTGAATTGGTAAAAAGAATGAAGCTAAAATGCCAGCCATACATGATGGAAGCAGTCGAGGCCACTCAGCCGATGAGTGGTCATTTTTTATCCGCATGATGCGCTCGGCAAATAACTATGAAAGGCTGTGGTGCTTTGAAAATTGAGTCATTAAAGCTGTCGGACTTAAATCCGGCAAAATACAACCCTCGCAAGGAGCTCAAGCCCGGCGATGCGGAGTTTGAGAAGCTCAAGCGGTCTATCGAGAGCTTCGGATATGTGGAGCTCATCGTGGTAAACGAAGCGACCGGCTTCACGGTCATCTCTGGGCACCAGCGACTTTCGGTATTAAAGACGCTCGGCTATGAGAGCGTGGAATGCATCGTGGTGAGCCTCGACACTACCCGCGAAAAGGCTCTCAACATCGCCATGAATAAAATCTCCGGCGAGTGGGATACGAAGAAGCTGGAAAACCTGCTGTCAGATTTGAAGGCAGAGGATTTCGATGTTACGCTGACTGGCTTCGACACACAGGAAATCGGACTCATGCTCGGCGTCGAGGATGAAATCGTGCAGGACGAGGTGCCGGTGGTCGATACCGATGCTCCGACTATCTGCCAGCCGGGTGAACTTTGGCAGCTTGGGCGGCATCGTCTGCTCTGCGGTAGCAGCACAGATAAAAACGACGTGACGCTGCTCATGAACGGTCAGCACAGCAAGCTGCTGTTCACCTCGCCGCCGTATAGCGATATGCGTACCTACAACGGCGATAAGGATCTGTCTGTCGAGAGTATCGCACAGTTTCTCGCTTGCTATGAGCCTTTTGCGGCGCTGCAAGCGGTCAATCTCGGCATCCAGCGCAAGGACGGTGAGGTGTATCCCTATTGGGATTCTTACATCGCCGCCGCGAAAGCAGTCGGGCTGAAGCTGCTGGCATGGAATGTGTGGGACAAGCTGACCTGCGGCAGTGTTGGACAGCAAAGCGCAATGATACCAATTCGGCATGAGTGGCTTTTTTGCTTTGGCAAAGAGCCGGTGCCGGTGAATCCAACGTGGCGTAAAAAGGAAGCAAGCATCTACTCAGGCGGGCGTTATAACAAGATACGTCAGGCGGACGGCTCCTTCCGTATCGCTCGGCGCGGCAACGAAACCGGTACATTCAAAAAGATGGAGAGCCTGCTGGAGCTGCCGGAGCAGACGAGTCTGGAATCGGTTACAAAGCAACTCAGCGAAAAGGGCAAAATCCGTGCGGAACA